CAGACTTCCCTAGCCTTTGGTATTACAGATGATGATTTAAGGCCATCGCTAGAGCGGTTGTCCAGGGCAACTGGCAATTTGCAAAAGGCTCAAGAATTACAGACAGTTGCGATCGATGTCGCAGCAGGTTCAGGCAAGTCACTTGAAGCCGTCACTAATGCAATGGCTCGCGCAGCCGAAGGCAATACAGCCGCGCTTGGCAGATTAGGCATAGGACTTTCAGCCGCTCAATTAAAAACAATGAGCATGGATCAAATCACCGCTAAGTTAGCCGATACTTTTGAAAATCAAGCTGCCGCTAAAGCAGACACATTCCAAGGCAAATTAACTCGCCTTCAAATCGCGTTTGATGAAGGCAAGGAAACCGTAGGATCTTACATTCTTACAGCTATAACTCCCATGGTTGAAATAATTGTCAATAGGGTTATTCCAGCCATTGCAGACTTTACAAATAATTTAGGCGAGAAGTTGCGCCCAGTAATTGAATTCCTAACCCCTATTACTAATGGACTTCGCAGCGCTTTTAACTCAGTTAAGAATTCGTTAAGCGACAACAGCGAGGAACTCAAGCCGCTACTTAATTTATTTAAGGCAGTTGCAGAATTTGCCAGAGACGTATTAGCGCCAGTTTTAAGCAAGACTTTGGGCGCGGCACTAGGCATAATCGGTAAAGCGATCTCTGGACTGATCGATGGCCTTGCCAGCGTGGTCACTTTTTTCAATAATCTTTACAATGCGATTAAGCGAGTAATTGATCTATCTAAGCAGCTTGCTGGCAATCTTAATCCTTTCAGTAATTCGTCATTCTCTGGAGCATCTTCTCCATCAGCGCCTACCACCCCGGTCACTCCTTCAAGCATTCCAAGTTACTTGAACGTCAGACCAGTATCTACTACTAACATTACGGTCAATGGCGCGATCGATAGCGAATCCGCAGCCCGTCAGATCGTCAGCATTCTAAATGATTCTAACGCTCGAGGAACCTTGGGCAGCGCGGCCTTCGTTTAATGACTGCATATACTCCCGCCTATAAGGTTCTAGTTAATGGCGTTGAAATTACTGATGTAACTTTAGCCAACCTGGTAATCACTTCTGGCCGTACAGATATCAACGTTCAGCCTGTTGCGGGCTATTGCCAAGTCCAGTTAATTAACTTTAATAATTCAAGCTATAACTTCACCGTAGGAACTGGCATTACTGTTGAAGTCACTAACTCAGTCGGGACTTATATCCCTATCTTTGGCGGGTTCATCTCCGACTTTACTATTGCAGTAAATCAGGCTGGGGATTTAGGCTATACAACTACTGCAACTATTACAGCGCTAGGAGCCTTATCTAAACTGCCTAGAATCATCGATCCTGGAGTCTTATCCCAAGACTTTGATGGAGATCAGATTTACACGCTCCTATCAGGCTACTTACTAGGGCAATGGAATGAAGTTCCAGCAGCGCAAACTTGGGCTAATTATGATCCGACTGAGACTTGGTTAAATGCGGCAAATATTGGTTTAGGCGAGATCGATCAACCAGGAGATTATGAGCTTATAGCCCGGTCATCTTCAAACACAGATCTTTACTCATTATGCACCGCTATTGCTAATTCGGCATTTGGCGTTCTATACGAAGACGCTAACGGCAATATTGGCTATGCAGACCAAACTCATCGCCAAGATTATTTAGCAGCTAATGGATACACCACACTTGATGCTAATCACGCTAACGGCATAGGTTTAGCGGCTACCACTCGTGCTGGAGATATTCGCAATAGTTTTACTATCATTTCTGGCACAAACGGAAATCATACTTATACCGCTACCGATACAGAAAGCCAGAGCCTCTTTGGCGTTTATGCTGAGCAATACACATCTAGAATTAAACACAATTCCGATGCCGTACTTTTAGCCGATCGTTACATCGATCTTCGAGCCTTTCCTTATCCCAAATTTCAAAGCATCACTTTCGTACTTGGAAATCCTGAAATCGACAATGCTGATCGAGATGCTCTAATTAACATTTTCTTAGGGCAGCCAGTCTGGATTCAGAACTTGCCCGGTAATATCACCGATGGATCTTTCCAGGGTTACATCGAGGGCTGGACATTTCGAGCCAGCCTAAACAACCTAAGCGTTACTTTTAACGCATCTCCAATAAACTTCTCCCAAGTTGCGGTAAAATGGGAGCAGGTAAATGCAGCAGAGGCTTGGAATACTCTAAGCCCAACCCTTACATGGATCAACGCGATAGGAGTCGTAGCCTAATGGCAACAACAACAACCAACTTTGGCTGGGATATCCCTCAGTCAACCGATTTAGTAAAGGATGGCGCTACCGCCATTGCTGCACTTGGTCAGGATATTGATACAGCCCTAGTTGATCTAAAGGGCGGAACGACAAACCAAGTACTACGTAAAGCATCAGGCACGGACTTAGATTTCTCATGGGCAACGCCTGCCGCTGGCGCGTTAACATTGATTACATCTTCACCATTCACAACAGTCTCAAGCCACTCAATCAATAGTTGTTTTACATCGACTTATGTCAATTACTTCATCATAATTAATTTTTCAGCCACATCAGGCGATACAGTGAATTTGTCTATGAAATTAAGAGCGAGCGGATCAGATACTTCTGCAAATTATGCATCGCAACGGCTTTATGCTGTTGGTGCAAGCGTTGGTGCAGATGCCGATCCATTAGGGACAGACGAATATTACATAACAAACATCGATAAAGATTTTCCAGCAATTGGATTTCCACAAATAACAATTGGAAATCCTCAGACTGCGACAAAAACTACCATTTTAAGTCAATCTTTATATCGTGACACATCTATCGGTATCAATCAAATAGGTGGCTTCCAGAACAGCGATACTCAATTTGATGGATTTACTCTTATAGCCTCTACAGGCACAATGTCAGGAACAGCCCGCGTTTATGGTTATCAGAACAGTTAAGGAGTAATAACTATGATTATCAAAGTATCTGAGCATGACGTTGCAACAGATGAAATTACAGTTCGAGAACTTGAAGGTGAAGAACTAGCTCAGTATCAGGCTAATGTATTGAAAAAAGCCCAAACAAAGGCAGAAGCAGAAGCAGCAGCCAGCCAACGCGCAGCGGAGAAAGCGGAACTACTTCAGCGATTAGGCATTACTGCCGATGAAGCGGCTTTACTACTTGGATGAAACCAACACTCTCTAAAGCTGCTCAACAGTTAAGGGAACAGTTTGATGACACCTTCCCAGATCGTGATCGACGTTCCGATGGCAGCATCGGCGATTCACGTCATGCATCGCGCCCTAGCGATCACAACCCTGATCCAAAAACTGGGGTGGTTAGAGCAATCGATGTTGATCGAGATGTCCATAAAAGCGGCAAGCCCGACCTCATGCCCGATATTGCAGATCAAATTCGACTCGCTGCAAAGTCTGGCGATAAGCGGATTTCCTACGTCATCTTCAATTCCAAAATTTGCTCAGCCAAATCCCTTTGGCGTTGGGTCGCATATAAGGGAGTCAATCCGCATGTTAAGCATTGCCATATCTCTTTCACTAGCAAAGGCGATCAAGATGGCTCGTTCTTTCAAATCCCACTACTAGGAGCAAACAAATGAATATGAAGCACCCAGCAATTATCTCTATCGGCGCGTTCTTAGCTGTATGGGGTACAACTTCTAATTTTGCACTCGACTACCGAGCCATTCTAGGATCAATCGTTGCCGGTATTTTTGGGTATGCCACGCCTAAAAAATGAGCGCACAAGATTATGCTGCACTTGCAGTAGCGATCGTGACGGTTCTGGGTGGTGTAACTGCGATGCTGCAATTTATGATCAAACACTATTTAGCGGAATTGAAGCCGAATAGCGGTTCATCGATCAAAGATCAAGTTAATCGATTAGAAGCGCGTGTTGATACCATAATTGAGATGTTGCGTAAGTAACAATTATCCTATGGCTCGTAAAAAGGTTATAGACCTCGATACATATACAGCATTAGATGCCTGGGCAATAAGTCTCCAAGAAATGTATAGGGCGCTTCGCCGCGCTGGTTTTGAAGTTGACCTTGCACTTGGAATTATAACTGAGCCATCGGCTTATCCAGACTGGATTCTTCCTAAGCCTGATCTAATCCCACATACTTACGATGAAGATGATGATGAGGACTAATGAAAAGAACCGTGGTCATTCCAGATTTGCAATGCCCCTACGAAGATTCACATGTTGTACGCAATCTCAGTTTATTTATTAAAGCGTTTCGGCCCGATGCTGTCCTTACTATCGGAGACGAAATCGACCTTCCCCAAATTAGCCGTTGGCAAGAAAATACCCCGGGCTGGTACGAACAAACACTAGCTGAGGATCGCGATCGGACAGTCGATGTACTTTGGTCGCTCTTCGAGTATTCCAAAGAAGCTCATATGGTGCGGTCAAACCATACGGATCGATTGTATAAAGTCATTATGAAAAAGATCCCAGCGTTCCTTTCTTTGCCAGAATTGAAGTTTGAGAAGTTCCTTAAACTTGATGAGATGGGAGTCAAGTTCTGGAATACGCCTATGCCTATTGCTAAAGGCTGGATTGCTATTCACGGTGATCTTGGCGGCCTTAACCCTAATCCTGGACTATCTGCCCTAAACCAAGCCAAGCGCCACGGCCAGAATGTCATTATGGGGCACACCCATAGAGCGGGCAGGAGTGCCCATTCTGAGGCTTCTAACGGGGTTTTAAGACGTGTTCTCCACGGAGTTGAAGTAGGACACGCAATGGACTTAAAACAGGCTAAATACGTATCTACGCCTAATTGGCAGCAGGCATTCGCCATAGTTACTGAGAATGGAAAGAATGTCCAAGTTGACCTTATCTACATCGAAAAGGATGGGACATTCCAAGTCCACGGCCGTCGCTATGGACGATCTCGATAACGATATAAAGCGCACGATCGATGATGCCGTTGATGAGGCAGAATTGTTACCGTTTCGTTATATCAATGAACGCGGTTCTGTCTGACAGGTGTGTCATTCTTACTCCAAGAAGCCAGACAGTCTGGCAAAAGGGAGCAATATGAGTTTATTACAGTTGATCATCCTGGGCTTATGTTTTGGGATGTTTTTTATCGGCTACAAAATTGGCCACAGAGACGGCTACATAGTG